CAGGTAGCCTTTATTTTAAGAAAGGTCTAAAATTCCGGTACCCTGGTAACTCATATTAAAGGTTGCTGCATCGTTATAATTGCCCGTTGCTTTCACGCCGGTAATAATTATATCCCCGGTTAAGGGGCTTTCATCATCCCCTAAATTAAACTGCATTGTAATTACCGTTAAATCCTGAACGTACCGCATAAGTTCCCTTACCGTTACATTATCCGATCCGCTTAATCCGTCAATCGTACCGCTCCAGTTAGTAGATAATGGCTTGTACTCGCGTGATGTACCACTGCCTATTGTTGTTTTTTCTGCTGTGTCTGTATTGTAGTTTATTTCTGTATTACGAGCACAGCCAATAACCATAGGTTCGTAAGGGCTTGCACCTACCAATAAATAAAGTATAACATTCTTACCAAGATAAGGAGGCATGGGCGGTCGTGCGGTGTGATTTCAGATTAAGCCGCCCACATTCGGTTTATTCATTCACTGCGTTGTAAAAATAACGATTTTAAGGAATAGCGGTAAAAAACAAAAACCCATCCTAAAAAGGACAGGTTACATTTTGCTTGCCATATATTAAAAAAGAATTAAAATACTAACTTTGAAAATATGAAAGATTATCCACTTATTACAAACTGGCTTATTTTCAGTTCACTGATACTGGTTTTAGGCGTTTCGTTCCTCTTCCCTTGTAGTTGGCTTACTTTCTTTCACTGGCTCTCTATTGGGCTTATATTGGGCCTGTTTGCCACACTCATAGATAAGGCAGAAAAGGATAAGCCATAATTACCGTGTTTGGAATAAATATTTGAACGAATACGAGTTTACAAGATCGCCATCAGTCTCCCCATCTAAAAACACTTCATAAGCAGTCATTGTAAAAGTAGCCGCCATGAAATCATAAGTAGCAATTCCCTGTATAAAGTTCTTACCCGGTAAAAAGTCAATCTTAAGCAGGTTCAAAAGGCTTATATATTCATCAGCATAGTAAATTGTATAATCAACGGACGGAAAAGAACTCCCCACTGGTGTAGGGTCTGTAACGATTTGAACCGTTCCAATAGAATACCCTACCGAAACAATCAAATAAGTATATCCCGCAAATGTTATGTACATGCCTGGATTTATGCCATCTGCATTCGCCCTGCCGCTTATCTCTATTTCGGGAGGGTCAATATCAATATTACCGTTCCCCGTTATCGTGCCATCAGGCGTAAATCTTAAGCCAAAGAAATCACCCTCTACAATCGTACGGGCTATGCGTTGGATAAATAAAGTATCATAGGTGTTTATCTGATTGAACCGTAAACTTTCACTAAGGTTTGCGCGGTGCCAAAATGATGTTTTTGTTGTGTAAGTATCGCCTACCCAAATGCCATACGATGTTAAAGCATTCGTTAAAGTTGTGCCCTTTATCGTGTTTACAATGGTATCATCGAGGTTTATTGTTTCATCACTGGTATTTTTTACAACTTCCGGTTGTTGTTGGGTATGTACTTGAGCTACCATTGAAGAAATAGCACCTAAGTTGTTTTCGATGCTAAGGGATATGTTTTTAATGCCGCAATCATATAAAAACACATTTGGGCCATTAGCCCCGGCAAGTCCAATTAACAGCAACCCGGTTTCGGGTATAACAGGAACAACCCCGGCATCATCAAAAGAGGAAAGGTCGTAACTGTTAAGATTACCGAAGTTTTCATCTGCCGTTACGGTAAGCCCAACAAAACTATTCCACCCGCTTGATGCAACCGCTGTACCCCATGTTAAAAACTTTGTACTCCCTACGGTGGTTTGTTTCAAATTGTATATTGTTCCGGCGCTTGTTAAAAGCTGTACCCTTACCGTACAATCAAAATTACCATGTGAAGGTGCAGAAACCGGCCCTGTGTGATTGGTCCAAAAAGTAAAGAAACTCAATGAGAAAGACAGTTTGCTATTTGCCACCACTGGGATAGGATTAAACTGCAGCCATTTGTATGTTAACCCCGGCTGTGTAAGAATATCTAAAAATCTGTCAATTTCGGTATTCCCTAAAGTGGTATCATAAGCCGTAACCAAACAAGCGATTTCGGTAGTCTCTAAATACCAATCAGAAGGCGTTATCCACCCGATGTATTGGATATTATTATACGTGAAGCCGGGGTAAAGCGTAATTCCATAACTGAATAACCCACCCAATACAGTGAAAGTCATATCATCGATCCAGGGCGGAAACTCATAAGTTAATGTCCTTTTGGTGCTTACATACGGCCTTAAAATCCGTTGTTGCAGGTTCAAAAGGCTTATATATTCATCAGCATAG